CATCCGCTGTCCCGTTGCTAATTAAGAAACTATGGCACGGTCACGAATGGAAGCGATTGGTTGGGAAAGCACGCTCACCCAGAAAGGAAGATAAACATACGAAAATCCGCAAAAAGATGGCAGATAAGTCTCGCAAGATAAACCGCTCAAAAAAAGCAACAAAAGGACATCCCCATGTTTGACATTCGATGCAAGCACCCCGTAGACCTGATATGCGCTGACTATGTTGAACCAGTCGAATACTTTGATGGTGCATCAGGCGAGATATGTTTTCACGGCGGAGGGATATTTTACTTTTGCCGAAGGTGCGGCGCGGAGATCGATAAGGCTGACTTACCGCAAGCGTACCTGGATTCACTAGCCGCTATTGCGTCACTTGACGCGCAGGAATTACCAATTTAGAGGAGATGAAAATGAGTGAACAAACTGGATTGTTAGTAAGAAGCGAACAAAGTTTTGATGATGTTGAACGGGCAGCAAAGGCAATGGTAGCGTCTGGATTCTTCCAGGATTCTAAATCAATATCGCAAGCCATTGTCAAGATTCTAGCAGGTCGTGAGTTAGGGTTTGGACCATTCGCAAGTATGACGGGTGTTTATATTATTCAGGGACGCCCCTCAATCGGAGCCAATCTTATGGCTTCAGCGGTCAAGGGTTCAGGACGTTATGATTACCGCGTCACCGAGAATACAGATCAGGCGTGTGAGATTACCTTCTTTGAAAATGGCAAGGAAATTGGCAAGAGCAAGTTTACCAACGCGGACGCAATCAAGGCTGGAACTAAAAACCTTGACAAATTCCCCCGCAATATGTTGTTTGCAAGAGCCATGAGTAACGGCGTGCGCTGGTTTACACCGGATGCGTTCAATGGTAATGCAGTCTATACCCCCGAAGAATTAGGCGCGGACATTGACATCGAAGGAAATGTAATCCCCGGATCGTTTCAAGAAGTTGAACAACCAGATACCGCTGTCAACACATTCGCTAAAGAATCCGGCGCGGTTGTCAAGGAAATCGACCAAGACCGCAAATACAAACGGTTATCCGCTGAGGTTGTCAAGATGGTCGCCGCTGCTAAAGGGTTGAGCACATCGGATGCTGCGAAGGCAATCGAGGAGATGTTCAAGGCTGGCAAGATTCCCGCTGAAGGGATTATGGAAGTCTACGAGAAGGCAGTGAAGGGAGAGACAAAATGACAATACAAGAAAAATTAGAAAAGTTAGCCGAACTGCAAAACTTTATCACTATGTATGAAACTACCAAAAACGACACGAAGCAGTTGTTGAATGGCGAACTCCAGACATTGATCGATTCTGTTTTGACCCCTGAAATTCTCGCAAAGGTTGCGGACATCAAGGCGGAGTTTCAACCGAAGTATGACATTCTGGAAAATGACAGCACCTTCGTTGCCAACAAAGCGGCCGCCGATGCACTAACCACTGAAATAAAAGATGAAGTTGTGGCTATCGGTGAAACAGTAAAAGGTTCATGCCTCATGGCGGTGTACGCAAAGGGACGCGTCTCTTGGGACGACAAAGCACTAGCGGGCTATATGGTTGCACATCCTGAAATCGAGCCGTTCCGTAAAGTTGGCGACCCTTCTGTGTCAATTCGGAAGTTGTAACTAGCGTTTCATGCTCCCGGCTAATACGGGGAATTAACGCCGGGAGTTTTAGAGGAGAATGTGATGACAAATAAAGAATTAAACCTACTTGTGGCAAAGTGGCAAAAAAGGCTCGGGTTGGACTCCTGGAAAATAGAAGTAAACATTGAGGACTTAACTCCACACACGTTTGCCCTTAATTTAACATCTTTCTCTGTAGGGGCATCTTGTAACACGAGGTGGGAATACATGATTGCCAACCTAAAATTTGACGAGGAGCGCATTAAAACAGCTACTGTAAAAGAAATAACATTAGACGTTGTGCATGAATTATTGCACATTGTTATAAATGAAATGCGCAACTATGATGATGATAAACTACACGAGGAGCGTGTAGTGACTATGCTTACGTCTGCATTTTTGAGGAAACTGTGAAATCCAATGACCAATTGCCTTAAATACGTAGTTGTGTTTCGCGGTGGTTGTGGTATGATTAATGATGTTCAGAGATTATAGGGATTTTTCTTTACCGTGACAAACTGCCGATTATTATCACCCACCCCTGATCTCTGAACAAGGTAAGGAAATGGGTAATAGTAGTCGGCACTTTGTTATATAGGGAGTAGTTATGGCTAGTACCTTTTACATGAAATTATATTATGAGGTTATTGACGATCCGAAAATGGGGCGCATGAGTGACCATGACTGGCGACGGTGTCTCGAGTTTTTTATGCTGGCGGGTGAGTTTGACCATGATGGATACCTCCCAGAAATAAAGGATTTAGCCTGGAGATTGCGCACAACCGAAGAAAAAATACAAAAAAATTTGGATTTTCTGTGCGAAAAAGACAAAAATATTATAACAAAAACAAAAGATGGATATTTAATTACAAACTTTATTAAGCGTCAAAAACGCATAAGTGATGCCGAAAGGATGGATGCGTATCGTGAAAGGAAGAGAATAAGTGACGAAAATGCAACGGAAGTGCAACGGGAGCGTTACGAAGTCGTTACAAGTCGTAACACAGATATAGATATAGATTTAAATAAAGATAAAGATAAAGATAAGATTAAAAAAAACGCGCAACCTACGGATAACAAATCATTTGTTGGTGAATTCCTGGAAAAGTCAGGACTAAAATCATTAGCAAGTAACGATCAAGGCTATGAGATTATTGAATTCAGGGATACATACGGTGCTGATAAGGTAATGTCCGCGGCTTTATGGATAAAGGATAAAAAGATAACGAACATAAAAAAGGCGTTGTCTAGTTTGAGGACGGCATTACCCACCTGGACAACGGCAATACCTAAAGAATCTGCACCGAAAAGAATGTACAAAGACCCTGACGGCAATGTGGTTATGATTTAGGAGGATATGATGAATGTTCAACTATATTTAGGCGATTGTTTAGAATTTATGGCAAAAATGTCAGATAAGTCAGTTGATTTAGTATTTACCTCCCCTCCATTCAAAGAGGAGGACGTTGACGGTGATTACTGGATGTTATACGATTTGTGGTTTAAGGAAATGATGCGTGTGTCCAGTAAAGCAGTGGTAATTATTCACTCGGCAACAAAAATAAATAAACTATTTGAACTGTATCCACCCAAGCGACTGATGATTTGGGGAAAGGGATTTAGTCAGTATGCCTACAGATTTAATCCAATATTTGTTTACCAGATTAGTGATGATTATAAAGTAAATAAGTATATTTGGTCAGACACTATCGGAGTTCAGTCTGTTCAAGGTAAAAACAAAGTACATAAATATCAAGACCCGTTAGTTTTATATTCCACAATCATTGGTATGTTCAAAGAATGTGAAACTGTATTAGACCCGTTTATGGGAAGCGGAACTACTGGGCAGGCGTGTACTGAAAACGGGCGCGATTTTATTGGAATAGAAATTGACCCCGATAGATTCTTAATCACGCAACAACAAATGAGGTTGCCACTATGAATCAACTTCCATGTTCAAAGGAAGCAGAAATGGCAGTGATAGGGTCTGTGTTAGTTAACCCGTCATGTTTTCGTGAGATTGATCTATCCGCTGACGACTTCTATTTTGGGGATACCAAAGCAACCTGGATAGCGTTTCAAGAATTATCTATTGAGCATCACGACATAGACTATCTCACGGTCATGCAAAAACTAACCGGGAAGGTTGACGCATCATTCCTAACGAACACAACCTATATCACCCCGTCAAGCATGAATTGGGATTCTTATGTATCCATCGTCAAAGATAAGGCAAGAAGGCGGGATTACATCAAGTTATCAGGCGATCTTGCCACAAGCGCGTTTGACGAAAGTAAGGATTTACAGGATAGCATACCTGAATTTGTTACGAGAATGGTAACTAATGCTTCACCGGACAAAGAGAGCAAACCCGTTTCAGAGATACTATCAACTTTATACGATGATATCCAAGTGAGGATTGCAGACCCGAAAGATATTTACGGATTGGCGACTGGTATTCCAGGGCTTGATAAGATTGCCGGAGGACTACAAAAGGGTGAGGTATTTTTACTGTCAGGCGAGCCGGGATTAGGAAAGTCTTTACTCGCTATGCAGATTGGATTCTCAATGGCAAAGTTCGACCACCCCGGCGTTATTTACGAAATGGAAATGTCAAGCCACCAAACGCTCCGCCGGACATTATCGGTTGAAAGTAGCGTGCAAGTGTCAAGTATGAAATCGGGCAGGCTAGAGGATCACGAGCAAACAAAAATAAACGCTGCAATAGGAAGGCTTGAGCACCTACCCGTTTACTTTTCGGATTCTACTCAATGGACAACCGCCTCAATGCGAGCCGACCTTGTAAAGAGAAAAACACTTAATGGCATAGAATTTTTCATTGTCGATTATTTAAGGCTCCTGAAGGACAAATATGGCAAGGACGATCACGAAAGATTAGCTTATATCGGTTCGTCATTACACGACATAGCCAAAGACCTGAACCTGGCTTGTTTGACAATACATTCCATGAATAAGCAGGGAATAGGCGGCGGGTCTGGAATGGCTACGTTGTCAGGATCGGGGCAGATTAGTTATGACGTTGACACAATAGCCGTGATGATGAAGGACAGCAAGAATCCTAATCTAATTACCCTTTTATTCGACAAGTTGCGAGAAGGTGACGGGGACGCCAGAATGATAACACTTGTCAAGAAACCAGGCTTCCCGGCATTTGGCGAGCTGGACAAGTCAGTTGGTCAATACAGATAATTCCCTATTGAAATTGGGATGCAAAAGATGTATTATAAATGTGGCGCTTCTGCCACGCTAGATTGAGGAGAGAGAGATGAAACAAGGCGACAAAGTAAATATAGTAATGACTGATAACGCTTATTACGGAGTGATGGTATTTGGGGCAACCATAATTGACACACCAGAATATACCTTTGACGGTTGCTATCTTTTGGATGCTGAATTTACAAATCTGGAAAGAATAAGTTTGAATCCGCGAAGTTCAGCGTTTGTTAGTATGCACCGCAAAGAGGCATCCAAATGACCGCCTTACTGCCCTGCCTACCGTGTAAGTCTACTGCAATAAAGTGTGGAGAGAATCCAAACGGAAAGATATTTTATTATTGTAACAACTGTGGAAACAACCTTCGCGGTGCTTACGAGGGTATTGACGAATGGAATAGTCGCAATTCTGAATCCGCCCTCCGCGCCGAGAATGCGAAGTTGCGGGGTTCGCTTGTAAGTATATCAAATATGGTTTACGAAGCCAGTCTAGACGAGAGAAATAATCTTGCCATTGAGATAAGAAGAATTGTTGGGGAGGTGCTGAAATGAGCGCTACAAAATCAATTTGCCCTATTTGCGGGTCTAAAAGAATAATTCATGCGCGACACGATAGCGATTGGGGTGGTGGCAATTCTTGTAGTTTGGCAAATTCAAATGATTGTTATACGGAAGATGATTTGAGGGATGAAAAACAAGAACAAATTTATGGCGATATTGACATATTTATTTGCAAAGAATGTAATTGTATTTGGGACGTATATGATAATGACGCCATTACTTCCCTCCGTGCCGACCTCGCCCGCCTGCGTGAACTGCTGGGGGAGGTGAAAGATAGGGTGCTTGTGTTTGGTCTATACTCACCAGATTTACAGTCCCGCATCCAATCAGAGTTGAAGGAATAGAGGAGAGAGAAAATGAGCGAAAGCGAACTGCCGACAATGTTCACGGTAAAAAGAGATGAGCATTACTGTGAGCCGTTTGGAGAGAATTGGGACGCAGTATTAAGTCGTCTTACCGAGAATCAAATCAATTTTGTGGGAAATGAATACGGACACCTTCGCCACCAAATCAATGAAAACTATGCCGAACTCACCTCACTCCGCGCCGAGTTGGAGCGTGTGAAGGCAGAGAATGAGTGGCATAAGTATATTGATGGCGACACCTCGACATATCCAAATAATGACGGATTGATTTTCCAAATAATTTATGGTGTTGACGGTAACGAGTGGGAAGGTCACGCATTTTACGGATTCGTACACGGATGGTCGACTGACAAGAATGTGTTGTGGTATCGGTCAGTTCCAAATACGCCCGCTGCACCAGAGGAGGGGGAATGAAACTAAATAGAAAAACTCTATTGAAAATATCAGATGCCTATAAGTGGCTAGGTAAGTTTATCGAACGACTCAACCTAAGTAAATTACTGTTTAGGCTATCAGATAAAGCCTACAACAAAGCATTAACTAGATTATAGGAGCAAAAATGACAACTGAATCGAAACTGAATTGGTCAACCGTGAAGCCGACATTCCCAGAGGTGAAGGGGAAGGAAGTAAAGTTTATATGGAGACAGAAGTCGGACAATAGAATTGGGGAGGGCAATTGTCATATTACTAGCCCATTGATTTATAGACTTGTTTTCGATGATATGTTCATCTGCTACGCTGACCTGACCGCCCCTGTGTCACCCCTGCCGTTGTGGGGGAAATTGCCGGAGATGCACGACTCTGTTGATGGATGGTACGCATCTTATGATCTTGGTGAAGACTTGGCTGCATTTTCAATTATTATGCCAGTTAGTCCTGACAAGCCGTCCGCCATCCTCGCCTGGAATCGGATAGCCGAAGCGCTGAATGAGGTGGAGAAGTGAGTTTACAAGACGATATCGCAAGGGGTTGTCTCGAAAATGGTGAACCGATTGAGGCGCGTTGGGGTGGTGGATATTGGAGCGCACAGAATGAACCAGAACCCGACCCGTGGGATGGTGCACCCTGCCCGAAATGTGAAAATATGTTGCATACCTATCAGGGTGCTTTTGCGGAAGATTGCCAAAAATGTGGCTGGAAATTCAGGGACTTGCCATGACCCACCTCACCCCTGCGCAGCGTAGAGACTACTCGGTAGCGGTCAAGAATGGCACGACTGCGAATGAGATTGCAGTTATCCGGCGCAACATGATACTCCGGCATGATAGCGCATGGTGGCGACTGCACCGTGATGAGGTTATGGCGGAGTTGGCTAAATTAGAAGAGGAGAAGAAATGAAATTTGGGGATATTGTCGTCAATGAATGGGCTGGAAGTATGAACCCCAACAAGGTACTGGTTTATATCAGGATTGTTGGCAGATTGGTTCACTGTCTTGCAATAGGCGGAGAAACAGTTTATTTTAACAACGACCAACATTTGAGCCTTCATAAAGTAGGCGAACTAGATTACTCTGGGTGGATGAAGGCATTGGAGCAGGAACAACTAAAAGGTGACAAATGATAACTTGCCCGAAGTGTAAAGGGGCGGGCACAGGTCGCGTCACACTGTTGAGATGGATACTGGCAAAGATTGGAGCGACCCATGTACTATGAGGAAAAGGTAATCAACGGAATATTGTGTTGGCGCGGTGACCCTAAAGGTGAGTGGCACGAAATGGATTACGTAGAATTGTTGAGCAACTACGAGAGTACAAAACGGAATTACTACGAGTACGCTTTACTAGCACAGGAACTCAAAGAATCCCGTGACGCATGGAAGAGGTTGGCAGAGTTATTCGCTGAACACTGGACAGTCAATTTACTAGGGTGTCATTGCATACATTGTCACGAGGAACAGGTTTGGGATGGAACAGGAAACACATGGAAACAGTTCCACTCTCCCGACTGCCCCATTGAGCAGTTGAGGAAGTTGAAAGAGAGGGAGGGATGCTGATAATCAAGATACAAAATGATGGGTCTGGGGATGTAAAGGTTGGAAATTACAAGTACCAGGTGCTCGTCAATGACATGGTGATTGAGTATGGCGACATTGAAGGGCATGAGCGCAAAGAGGGGTGGCGCGGGTTG